TATGGGCCAATACCTGCCTTTATAGACAGCCCCGGATCGTTCATTATGGATCGGATGTCTAATTTCTTTGTGTCTTCTGCTGAGGCAAGCGCACCTGAACAACTACCTACTAAAAAGGAAAAGACATCTTCAAGTTTATTAGCTTCTCCTAAAAAAGAAGCATCTTCTACTCTTATTCCGTCACCTGTTAAGATAGTGTTTAGTTCTTTTTTTAATAAAGGTAAAGGAACAACTTTTACTGAAGAAGATATTGGTGAGGACGTAACCGATATGATATCTCAAGTAGCTAAAAGAGGTCTTGCGGCAGGTAGAAAAAATGCTTCTTATGAAGATTATCCTGATACAGAAAGAGGGTTACCTGCGGCAGCACTAGTAGGCGCAGCTAAATATGCTGATGGTCGGCCTATCCCTAAAAACATAAGGGCTGAATACGGACGTATGCGAAACGAAGTGTATCCTAAAAATCCTGTTGGGTTAGCTAGATTTGTATCTGATGTAGTTACAGATCCTGTTGTAAAGGCCGCCTTGACTGTAGGAGGTTTTTCAATTCATGGCGAAAAGGGCAATTACAATATAAAAGATGTTTTTAATTTTAACACTGCAAATGTTTCTAAGGATGATTGGTATGCTTGGGTTAGAAATAAATTATCTAATAGTGGGATAATGCCAATGACTGAAGACGAAGGCGTTAAAGTTAATTTAAAAATTAAAGGGGTTTAATATCACAGGAGTAACTATGGCTAATTCAGGGGTCGTGTGGATAGATTGGGTCTTTAATCAATGTGTATACATGTTGGTATGGTTAGCTAATTTTTTAGGGGTATCCTATGAAGCCGTTAATATCCTGATGTTTTTAGTTGCTTGGCCTCTAGTGACTTTAATGTTAATAGGGATGCTTGTGTATCAATATTCTATTATTAAGGCAGCAAGAAAGGTAAATAATAATGTATAACTACTTCACAGAAGATGAACTTAAGTGCCAACACTGTGGGTCTAAGGGTATGGACAAAGACTTCATGGATAAGATAGAAAATTTACGTTATGATCTAGGATTTCCCTTCAAAGTCAACTCAGCCTACAGGTGTAAAGATCACCCTCTAGAGGCCCGTAAGAAGGCTCCGGGGGCACATGAGTCAGGCCATGCCCTCGATATAGGTGTCTCTGGAGAACAGGCTCACAGGCTCTTACACGCAGCCCTAGAAGCAGGTATGAGGGGTATCGGAGTTAACCAAAAAGGAAACAGTAGATTCATACATTTAGATGATTTAAAACGGGCTGATAACCGCCCTAGACCTTGGATATGGAGTTACTAGAATGGGAATAATAGGAAGTGTTTTAGGAGGGTTGGGCGGTAAAGTTGTTGATGCTTGGTCAGCTAGAGGAGAGCGCAAGCATACAGAGAAAGTACGGAAGCTTGAGATAGAAGAACTTAGGCACAAGACTAGAATGGAAATGGCTATGAAGTCACAGGAAATGGACAACTCTTGGGAGCTTGAACAGATCAAGAACTCAGGTTGGAAAGATGAATTTGTTTTACTTCTTTTAAGTATCCCAATGGTCTTAAGCTTTATTCCTTATACTGTGCAATATGTAGAAGATGGTTTCGTGGCTTTAGGAAAAACTCCAGATTGGTATCAGTGGCTCATTCTTTCCGTATTTGCAGCAATTTACGGGATTAGGGTTTGGAGAAGAAAGTAAATGATAGTATGTTATTTAAAAAACATCTATAGGTGTAATGCGTTTGCTACAGCCATAGAACATGGGAAGAAATCGCCTGGCGACAGCAGACGAAACCCTCAACAAAATATAACTGCTTATTGTCTTCCAAAGAGGGTTAATATAAATAGTGAATTCTGGGATTAACGTATATGCTGGAGAGGATTTTTAAAAGCTTGGCAATTCTTTTTATTCTTTTTCTATGCTATCTTCTTACGAAAGCTGAACAGGAATATATAGACGATGTTGATGAGGTTAATTATTAGTGTGCTGCTTCTAGTAGGCTGCACAGCTACTTTAAATAAAAAGGCAGACCTATGCCCCAAGTTCTACACTTACATATGTGAGAGCGTCGGCTCCCATGAAGACTGTTGGTGCGAAGATACTAGGCACTTAGAAGGGCAACTAAACCTGATACAACAACAAGCTTTTAAAAGAGATACTATTTAACAGCTTTGATATTCAGTCTCTCTCCCTGTAGAACCTTTCCCTGAAGCCTTAAATCTGTCATAATGCCTGTACCTCCTTTTCCAAATAATCGTGAAGTGTATCTAGTCTGTTATGTCCTTCTCTCAGTAAAACTCTTATATAATTTCTAGTGTAAGTATCTTTAAAAACGTTGTCTATTTCTTCGTCTGGTAGACCACTAAGCTCAGTCATTATAGCACCACTAGGGTCTATGAATACTTGGAACGATATTAAATTCCCTCTCATATTTCACACACACCTCCAACACATGCAAGTGTCTGAGATCCTTCTGTGTTATCTTCTGATTCATTTATATCCCACTTGAAATTCTTAGGAAGTGCCTTAATTTGTTTCATATAAGTCGCTTTGTCTATTTTCTGATACGGTGCTTGCTGGTACATATGGTCTGCTTCAGGCAAGAATGAAATACCGCTAACACTGTCAAAATTCTCCCACACCCATTGGCACACAGAGAAAAAGTTATTGTCGTTGTAATAGCAGGTCATCGAGGGCTTATGCTCACACCAATGATCTTGATAAACCTTCCACAGTCTTAACTGCTCTAAGGCTCCCATGCTTTCAACAGTCACCGCATTCTTTGGGGCCTTTTGAGGAAACGCAAACACCCAGCTAGAGTTGTCAGAGACACTTTCTTCACCAGGAAAGCCAGCCTCAAGCATTGTAGCAGCCAGTGGATCTTTCTTATCGGCTCTAACAGTCCTTATATAGTATTCACTGAACCTTGGGTGTATTCCAGAGGCGCTGTCTGTCAATTGTGAGACAGTTCCACTGGGCTTTACACACGTAATTGACGTAGAAGCGCCTATTCCAAGCTTCTTTGCCCACTTAATGTTCGTTTCTATGGCCTTTTCCTTCAAAGAATTAAGTAAACTACCAAGCTCTTTATAGCCTGTAGACCCATTAGTTAGCTTACAATCCATGATCCCGGTAAGCGAAACACCCAGCAAAGCCTCTTCTTCTGTGTTCCGTTTCCATATGTTTCTAAGGTATCTGAAGTCAGTCATCGAAGCCTGTAAGGTTCCTAATGTAGTGGCAAGCACTACTTTTTCTAATAAGGTTTCTTTGGTGTCGTCGGCCCGTACAATAACTTCAGATAGATTACAGAACTGATAAGGTCTTAGGATTATCTCAGAGCAGGGATTGGTTCCAAACTTGCAGTCAGCATCTCTACGTCCGTTACGGGCCGCTATGCTTTGTGCGGCTACCCGACTAAAGATACCCCTTTCACCATTTTTAGAATCGTAAAGCCTTTTCATTTCATCTGAATAAGTACCAAAGTCTGGTTTGTCAGAGTAGACCGCACTGTTGTTTGCTAAATCTCTTTGTCCGTGGGTAGCTCTCCAAACCCCCGTCTTAGCATTAGCCATTCTATTGTCTGTTACATTGCTTAAGCTTATTAAAGCAGATCGTCTGACTCCACCAACAACAACAACTTGAGCTATCTTACAGACTAGATCATGACATTCTAAAGAGGTTAGCTTCCGCTTGGGCGCACCTTCAAACAGTTTAACAGTGAAGTTAAATAGGTCTGCTAAAGGCTGTGGCCCACTGGCTCTGCCTCCAAAGATCTTCAGCCTAGCCCCGGCAGGACGTACACGAGATAGGTCACACTTAGGTATCTTACCAACATACAGGAGGCTTATAAGCTCTCTGAAGGCGCTTGCCCAGCCTATCTTACTATCTGCTACTACTATAGTGGTATCGGTTTCATGGAAGCTGTCAGCGACTACAGGAAGTTGATCTACATAGTCTCTTTCTACACTAAAACCAACCCCAGTCCCACATAGCAAGACATACATAAGCTCGTCAAACGATCTAGGGCTGTCTATAGGAAGGTAACTACAGTTAAACCCNGCTACGTTGTCACGCTTTAAAGCTTCTCCAGCAGTCATCAGGCAGCGCATAGAGGGCATAACTTGATGGCTGGAAATAGCGTTAAACAATTCAGCAGCGTCTAGCTCGTCTATTTGTTTTCTATCTATAAAGAAATCTAAGTATCTATTGACTGTCTCTTCCCAAGTTTCTCGACGCTGTTCGGTGTCTAAGTATCTGGCGTATCTGCTCTTATGTATGTATTCTTGATATTGATCCATTGTCTTTCTCAAACTCCTCTATTAAAA